AAGTGAGTCTGTGAGGTAAATATGCGTGGTGTCGACCGCAGTGGTCTTTCCAAGCATGTTGAAAATGTAGGACTCGCGTGCGGTGAGAATCTCAACCGCATTGAGCACCACATCTTCCTTCTTTGAAACATCGCCGTAAGAGCGAACAAAGTTTGTGGACATGTTACTGGTAAGTGCTAAAGGGAAATAACTCCCGAGGTGTTACCGGAGATCAAATGCTTCAATCACACCGGCTACTGCGTTTTCTGAGGCAGCAAGCTGTGCGCGTGAAGCAGAAGATACATCACCGGATCGTTCTGCCTTGGCAGCTTCGTCAACAAGTTGACGCGCCTGAGACATTTTGTCCGATGCGGCACCAAGTCGGGGACTTGCGTCGAGCACTGACTTCTTTGACTCCATATCCCGAACGGTACGAATTGGATCGATGACCGCCTTTGCAACGTCTGATGAGATAAATTGGTCCCACGACATCGCCTTGGTATCATCCCCACTGTTCTTCAAACGGTTAAGCACATCACGATGGGAGGTTAGATCTTCGTTTTTTTCGAAGAACGCCTCCTCACGAGTAATAAAGTCGCCGGTCGGCGCCTGTGCTGCTGGTTGAGTAACTGCTCCCTCCTGTGTTTTGATATCCTCCATAAGTTTCTCGATAGTTGATAATGCTCCTTGCTCGTCGGTGTTTAGTGCTGTGGCGAGTTTCGCGATCTTCTCTTGATACTGCGCCTGGCTTCCAACAAAGCTGTATGTATCCTTAATGGACTTGAGAGCACCATCCACATCCTTGAAATCTTTACCAAGGACATCCTTCAGTTGGGATAGTGAGATACCGCTGGGTTGATCAGCACCTCCACCGTCTGCTGCCGTCAATTGCGCGGCATCAGGTAGGGTTTCTGGTGTAGTGACTTCATCCATGAGTAGTTTGAAATCAGAATTACTAACGAGGATATACGTTGACGAGACATACCATCCCCGAGATTGCCCTTTACGGAGACACTATTCTATTTTGTATATTGTCGCACAATTGATTCTTCGCGCAAGGTCATGAGCACTGCATCCTGTTGATTGGTTTGATCGAGCCTACCCTCAATTTCGTTGAGCCAGTCTTGCATCAGACTTATCGCGTGAGCACGAAACATCGCCTGTTTACCCATCTCCTCGAAAGAGATGTTCTGGGGTATCGAAGACACTGAATCAAGAAGTGCTATTCGCTCAAGAAGCATCGCCTTTGCGATACCCCATCCTTCCGATTCAGTCATACGCCGGAGCTCATGATTCCGGCGTACATGTTCTGCTGTTTCCTTGTCTGGTTTCATTACACAGTGTTTGCTTCTGCAACAATTGATTGCGGTGTCGGCATCTCAACCTGTGGCTGTGGCGCAACACCAGAAGACTGAGGAAGTGCTCCTTGTCCAGGCATCCCGGGCATCGCCATCGGTGTCGGCTGTCGTAGCGACTCGGGAATATCGAGCCCCATCAAATCCATCGCTTGCATAAAGAAATCATTTCGCGCATCAGGATTTTCAATGAGTCCTGCCATATCGAGAAGATTCCTCACTGTTACGGTTGTATCAGTTGTCTCGTTCGCGAACTGAGCCACCGTCTCGAGGGAGTCAACCACAACGTCCTCAATCATATCCACGAACAAGTCGCCGTTCATGCGCAGATTCTTTTCTGCGTCTTGCAGAATAAGCTGTAACTCATCCCGGGAAGGCACATACCCCGTCTCTTCATACACGCGCTTGAGTTCTTCCATCGCAAGATATGCAACAGCAGACTCCCGGAGTTTGTCTATGTCTTCAAAGTCACCATAGAGCGCAACCTCACCCTTCTCTTTGATCATCTTCGGAACATGGGGAAGGAAGTGCCTATCCATCCAGCGGTTGAGCATGTGTCCCACCGACTCGATGACGAGCGTAAACGCGGTCTTGGAGTTTCGATCTCGGATAACTGATGCGGTCGCGGTTGTTGGTCCCTCCTCGTCTCCTCGAGCGATGTCATACGTCGATGTCACGCTGTACGCCCAGTCCTTTGCGACCTCCTCATCACGGTATGAGCTTTCACCAGCCTCATCAATCTGGAAATTATCAAGATCATCCATATTGTTGAGCTTGATCACTCCGCGTGACACCAGGTTCGAGAGCATCTGTTGGGTGACATTTGCTCCGGCGCGCACCTTAAAGAGCCCCATCGATGCGTTGGTGTTTTTGTTGATGCGAAGATTGATGGTGGTGTTTATCCATTCCTGCAAATGAAGCACCATCTCGGCGGGGCCAACACCTGCCCAACGATTCGGCACCTTGAGGTAGCGCATCTCCTCGTACGGCTTCACCACTACGCCAGCGTTATCTTTATTTGTGTTCTCCTCTACGAGGTGTACGCGGAGATCTCCCGTCTCGATACCCGAGATAACCACATGACCATTTACGACGCCCTCTGTCTTGGCGTCTCCGGTAAGGAGTCGCTTGGGAATGACGCCCCACATCTCATAGACATCCACAAACTCTCCGGCGCTATCCGGTTGCGAAACATCAATCTCTGTTCGGTGCAGCGTACCTGCTGTGCGTAGGTTTTTCGTATTGCTCCACCCAGTCATCGCCTCCACATCAATCGGAGACATCAAAGCGCGTTCAGTAAATCGTTGCGCCTCCTGGATTGAGTTCGCAGTCGGATCGATAAACGTGTTGAGAATATCAACCGTCTTTCGCTTCACACGCGTCTTGCCGTCCTCCTTCACGGTGTATGTTTTCCATACAACAGTACCGTCAATACACATCTGCAAGATAGACTCATCGAGCACCTCGCCAAAGAAGTTAGAGCGCAACCAAAAACGTACATACCCACGAACAATCGAAACGATATTGATACCCCTCCTCTTCAGTGCTGCAAACGTGAGATCCTTGAGGTCGATATCAGAAAGCTTTCGTGTCGAGTCTACAATGAGTCGTGTGAGCGGCACCCACACCTTGCGTCGTCCCGTAATCGGGTCGTTCGGCTTATCAAAGACACCCCAGTAATTTTTACGAAGTAAACGAATGAGCGGACGAATAGCAATCGCCACGTTCTCGGTAATAAACCATTCACTGTCCTTATACTTCTCAACCTCCGCACGGACGAGTTGGATGGCCTCTTGCTCAATTTCGGTGAGCTCCTTCTTTTTATCATCCATAAATTAACGCTATCACACTACACGGCATAAATCGACAGCGGGTTTCGCTCTTCTGTGTGGATATCGTAGGCGACCATGTGGATAACGTACCGGAGCGCATCAAGTCCGTGATCATTCTCCTTCACTGGCTTCTCGGGCAAGTTCTTGTCCGGGCGCGCAGATTCATAGCGGTATGTCTCAAACTCATAGATCAACTGAAGACAATTCTCGTGCACATGGAGTCTGTTCTGTTTGATGACACCCTGAACGGTAGCAATCCCAGCGTCAACATCCTTTGAAACATCGTGGCAATTAAGCCCGGCACGCATCAATTCGTTTATCCGGTCTGGTTCCGCGGGGTCGGGGTAGTACGCGTTACCGTTCAACATCCGCGCTGCTTCAACAATCGTGTGCATATCAGCCTCGCGCTTATACCATTCAAGCGAAACCCAAAAATGCGCATCAGTATCTTGCTCCACCTTAATCATCGCGGTCGGATTCGTCCATCCAAAATCGACACCCACATACACCATCACCGTCGAGCGTCTCGGTGTGAGGTCGTTGTACAAATGCACGTTGCGATCAAAGTTTTTGTACACAAGTCCTTCAAGCTTCCTGAAGTCAGCGAGATACTCCTGCGCGAACGCATCGGCGGTCTTCTGCGTCCTGAGTCGCTCAAGTTCTGCTGGATCATTATGAGGATTGTCGTATGAAGTCGCGTGAGAGTAAAACCACTCATCACTCTTCTGTGCCTTCTCTGCGAGCGTATAGAAATGATTGAAACCGTTTGGTGTCGAAGTAATTATGAGTCTCCCCTTCGAGGTGAGTAGTGTTGGTTCAATAACGGTCGCAAACTTCTCATTGAACATCGGGAAGAACGCCGCCTCATCGAGAACCACAAGATCATTCTCCACACCTCTTCCTTTGTCGCGATTCTTCACCGCCTCCCACCCGGAGAGTCGCAAGAGTGATGTGGTCCCGTGTTTGTTTTTTGTTTTTATCTCAAGAAGCGTCTCATTCGTATCAATCGTGATATCTCGAAGTAGATCCTTAAAAGATTCCCACGCAATCGTGCGCGCATCGTCGCGCGTCGGCGCGTAGTACGAAACAATGGCATCCTTCACGCCCCAGAGCGTTATGAATATCTCATAGCCCACCGCATACGTCTTACCGCTGCGACGTCCCCAATTGAGGAGTTTGAATCGCTTGCGCGACTGTATAAACTCACTCTGTTTTTGGTGTAGTTTCATCCACGCGCTCAATTACTTCGGGGGGTAGGAATACGATCTTATCGCCGGCGCTCGTTATGTCTGTCTTTGATTCCGGGTTGCCTTCTGCCATCTTCCACACGATGTCTTCCGGGAGTGCCTCAAGAAATTTAATCTTCTCATCTTCCGGGAGTGACGCGAGGTATTCACGAGCGAACGTCTTGAGCGACTTCGATCCCTTCGGGCGCCCTCCAGGATTGCCAGACTTACCCTTCACGAACTTATAGCCGTTCAGCCAATCGTAACTCTGTTTTTTTTTCTGTTCCTGAGCTTCTTCCATACACCAAACTATACAACATTCACACGCAACCTTGCAACATCATACGTTTCTATTTTGTCAAACTATATATCGTCGGGTACCGTTACTATGGGGAGTCCGTTGCCATATATGATATTTTATATATTTTATATATATACTACTTTTTTTAAATATAATGGTACTCGGTACCCGAGTATATATTCTGTGGCTTAATACCTGTGTTTTCATTTTTGACTAACGGTACCCAAACGGTACCCAGACGCTACCCAAAACTTGACAAAACGCTACCCGTTTGTGGTGTAATGTGGTATTGAAAAGACCACATTCCTGTGGTCTTATTTTTCGGGTACCGTTTGGGTAGCGTTTCTCCCCGACTAACGGTACCCGATTTTACGGCTCAAAATCGTAAGACGAGTTATCCACAATTTTGACCAAAAATCCATCATTTTCTGAAAATTTATAGTTGTCCTTGAGTCGCAAACCTGTCCAATACCGGACACCGTGACTCTGCACTGCTTGGATCTTACTAAACCGAATAAGTGGCTGCGTCGAAACCATTCTACCGAACCGCTGCGGTGTGAGTGTGTTGAATATGCGATCGCCTGTGAACGCCCGGTATGACTCATACAGCAGTCGTGATTCAATGCGAATAGCATCTTCGGTCGGAACAAAATACTCATCGAGGAACTCTGAAATGACGTTGCTCTCGGCTTTATACTGCTCAATAAGCTCATCGTGACCGGAGATCACCGTGAATCCACGCATCTTTATGAGGTCGTGGTACCCTCGGAGCATACGATTAAGTATTCCTGACGCCTCCCCCTTGAGTTTGTTTATCATCTCTACATTAGCGGTGCCGTCCTCATAAAATGACCTCGGAAGCGGTATAAGTATCAGTCTTCGATAGATACCGTGTTCGGCACTAAGCGGTAGAGAGTTCGCGGTGAGCACACACTTGAGCGTGTTCTGTGCTGACGTAATGTTGTTGATTCCCTTCCGTTCCACATTGATCTTGAGCCCGGTGATGAGTGTCCCGAGAACATTCCCCATCTCCGCCTTCCGCACATCAACCTCATCAAACCAACACAGTGTGCGCCCCACAAGGCCGCTCCCCGCGAAACGGAAACCATCTCCCGTGAGGTCGGTGAGCCGTCGCTGTATCGCAAATTCACCGAGCACATGCGACCAAATATCAAGGAGTGTACTCTTGCCGGACCCCGGACGCCCAATCAAGGTTAGCATCTTCTGGTGTGCCACCGATGGTGTGAGTAAAAGCCCCGAGAACTGATCAATGACACGCACAGCGTCGTTCGCAATCGTGAGGTCGGTATCAAGAAACTTATCATACAGTGGACACTTCGCATCGGGATCATACGAAACAGCGCTCACCCTTCGGGACAACCTATCCGGTGTGTGGGGTTCCAGCACTCCCGTTTCCACATTGAGCCATCCATTCTTCACATGGAACCAGTGATTCACCGTGTCAAACGAATCGTATCGAACACCACGATTGGGGTACACCCCTCGATACCGCGCGAGACAGTTAACGGAAAATGATTCTGTTGCATGCGTTTCAAGACCTTCCGTAATGAGAAGTCGGTGTATCCAGGCGCGCACCGTAACTCCGGTGTGCTCCACATAAATACCCGTTTCCGCATCGTACTCCCAATACACCTTATCCTGCCCCTCCTCATAGAGCAGGTGCGGGTGCAGTGCAGCAAGATAATCATGGAACTTTAGCGCATACCTTTCCGCGAGCGCCTTCAGTTTCTTCAGATCCTCCTTATCGCCAAAGTTGCACACTGCATAGAACTCGCGGTACGCATCCCGCTCCGGTGTAGAAACGTCACTGTGGGCCTCTCCGTGCCCCATGGCGCCCCTTTCCGGGAGGATCACGGTACTTTGTATCGCCCGGTCAATCGTCCTATCCTGGTAATCCCTACGCTCCTGTGTCTTATCCCGCTGTCCGAGAGGGGATGAGAGCCATGCAGCGCGGATTGCTTCCTTGTCATTCTTAAGCCACCACGCGAGGTGCATACAGAGCGCCATATCAGCAGCCGATTCATCTCCTTCGTACTCCGAGATGTCACCGTCCCACAACGCTTTGACTTTCGGCTTTTTGAGCATCGCTTCAAGCGCGCCCTTCGGTGCGGTACCAATAACTGAATCCACCTTGGGAGTGTCCACAATCGGCGGAAA